ATCCGCATGCTGATGCCGTTGTGGACCTTGCGCGAGGCCATGTCCACACCTTGCGGCAGCAGCAGATCCGCCGTGGCAAACGCGATGGCGTCCTTGTGGTAGATCAGGTTCTGCGGGTACTGCGTCAAAGCCGAGCCCAGGAACGTGACCGTGGCGGTGTCCTGCGGGAACGAGTTCACCGTGGCCAGCGCTTGCGAGCTGGTGTAGATCGCCGGGGAGATCTTCACGTTGGTGAATTCGCTGGACGCCGCCGTGTTGGCCTCGGTCACCACGAACTGCTGCAGCGAGCCCGTAGATTCGCGCGTCTGCGGGTTGACGGCGAACACGTTGGCGATGGTGAAGACGTCACCAACAGCCAGCGTATTGCCGGTCGTACCGTTCAGCGTGATGGTCGTGGCGCCCTGCGTGGACACCGTGCCCTTCACGCTGATCGAACCCGTGCGCGAACCCGTGGTGTGCACCTTGATCGACTGCGACATGTTGATCTCGTCGTAGCCGAGGATGCCCTCGCCCATCATGCCGTTCTTGAACTGGCGCGAGATGGTGCTGGTCGGGTTGAACAGGCCCTTCATGCCCTCCACCAGGCTCGCGTTCGCCGCCGGGTTGACGGTGACGTAGCGCGGGCTCATCACGGCAGCAGCTTCGTTCAGCTTCTGGTTGCCTTGCAGCAGCACCAGCGAGGTCGCGGGCGTGGTGCCCGGGGTGCCGACCGACTGGAACATCTGCGTGTAGGCGTTGCAGACATCGGCGTCGATGCTTGCAGCCAGTTGCGAAACGCGCGGCTTCAGGATGCGATCAGCGAAGTCGTCCAACGACAGCGCCATTTCGGCAGAGGTGAAGTTCACGCCGATGTGCTTCTGCGAGGCGATGGTCAGGGTGGTGTACTGCTCGTTCACCTCCTGCACGCCCAGCGCAGCACCGTCGGTGACCAGCGCACGATCCGGCAGGCGGATGCGCAGCGTGTCGCCGATCTTGGCGCCTTCGACGGCGAACGAGCTGTCGTACTGGCGGTTGACGTTGCGGGTGACCACGAGGTTGTTCTCGAGGATTTCGAGAGCCTTGTTCGTAATCATGTCGATGGTCAGCAAACTCTGAGCCATGATTTGATCCTTTCAAACAGAGATTTCAGCGGATTTTCTGCCGCGCTTCCCACATCTTGACCTGGCGCAACCGTTCCGCCTCAATCCAAGCGCTGGTGCTCATCGTCTTGACAGACCGGGGATCGGTCGTGTCGTAGGCGGGAGCGCCGCTGTTTCGAGTCGTCACGGGCGTGATCGGCGAAGGCGCAGCAGATGACTTCTTAACCGGCGGGGCCGAGGCGACCTTTGCCTCGATCTTGCCGATTTCCTTGGCCTGCAGAAAAGCCGGCAGGCGAGAGATGCGCTCGGCTTCCTTTGGGTTCGTGCCCAGGTAATACGCGACGTCAGGCCCCATTTCGGAGGCTTGAATCGTCTGCGCCATTACCGTCGTGATCGGCAGCTTGGGATTCAGCGCGACGCTTTCGAAGTCGTCGTACTTTTCCCGCGCGGCTTCCTCACGTTCCCGGTAGGAATCCAGCAGGTCTTCCTGCATCCGTCGGGCTTCTTGCTGCTGGAGCAGTTCTTGCGCCTTGCGCTCGGCCAACGCTTGCGCGTAGTCCTCGACACTGGCGAACTGGTCAGCAGGCGGAAGTTCCTTCGGCGCCTGAGGCTGTTGCTGGGGTTGCGCGAGCTTACGCTCCCACTTGCGCTGCTCTTTTGCGAGCCGCTTGGTGATCAGCGCATCGACTTCCTCTTGCGAGAACTTGCGAGGCTCCTGATCTGCCGGCTGTTCATGCTGAGTCTCCGCTGCGGCCGTCGCATCGGGCTCCGTCACGGTTTGCGGAACCGCGTCCGGTTGAATTGCTGCGAGTTCAGTCGTTTCCGACATTGATGATTCTCATGGAATCCCCGGTCAGCCCGGCCGGTAAGGTTTCGGCGGACTATACCACCACGTTTTCGGTTTGTGCAGTGTCGTTGGTTTCTGGCACTGGCGGCCTGACGAGTTGCAGATCCATCCGGGCCATCGCCGCCCAAGGATTTTCGGCAGTGACGTCGGCGCTGTCGTACAGGGCCCCGATGTCTTGCAGTTTGACCTCCAAGCCTGCTTGCAGGCACAGCTCGTAGGTTGTTACCGGCTCGCCCGGGTCGTAGAAGACCTCGACCCACTCAGGGGGATCGCCCTCCTGCGCCCACACGGTGAAGGGCACTAGTGCCGCGAAGCCCTCGCTGATGCCGCCACTGCTGATGTAGTGCGTAGCCGGCTCGTCGCCCGTGGGGGATAGGCCCGTTTGGAACATGTCTTGGCAGTTCACGGGGTCCAGCGTGGCCGCAATGAGGCGGGCCAAGGGGGCTTGGTCGGCTGGCACGATAAGGTTTCGGTATACGTCCATGATTTAGTACGCCCCAGTGCGGGAATTGACCCAGCTTTCCGTCGCCTCAATTTGGCTTTGCGATAGCGTTGCGCCAAAGCGGACGATCATTGACGACAACCATCCATTAAAGTACAGGCTTGAGTTGTTGCGCGCGCCGATGAACAGCGGGTAATTGCCAAAATTGCCAGCCCCCTTGTCACCAGTAGCGTCGGCAACAAAAACTGCATTTTTTCTAAAAGAAGTTAAGTTCCCAGAAATATCGTGCAGCGCCGTCAATACGTTAGTAACTGGTGATGTTTGAGCATTTTCTACGCACTGATTAGCATTTACGACTGCATCACCTCTGGCGCCAACCATCCAGAAACTGCCTGTAGCCGTTGCGTAATCGCCGGCAAAATTAACAAAAGACCTGTTATTGCTGCCAAATGCTGTAGAAAATTCATAAACAACGCCATTGTTTGCTTGCTTGCGAACCCCAGCAAACACTTGCGCCTTATCGACGGCAGTCGCGTCAATACTCCCCGTAGACATCGAATCGTCAATGCCGTCGAACTGCAGGTAGGGCAGGAACCCCGCAGTGTCATACGTCGCCGCGTCCACCACGCGCTGGTAGGTGGGGCCGATCAGGCCCGTGGCTTGGCTGGCGGGGCGGAGGTCTGCGCCCCAGAGATACACTCCCTTTGTTGGGTCACCGGCATACGAAGTGTTGGTGCCGGTATCTACAAGATAGACGCCCAAGTTGCCGGTCGCCGCGCTTGCCGTCCAAGTGTATTTGACCAACCACCAGCCATTGCCAGCGTCAGTTATTGACGGCGTGCCAGTAGCGCCTGAAATGTACTGTCCTGTGCCAATGTCAAAAAAGACACCATTGCCAAGATTTCCGCCCAATACACTTGAGCCAGCGATTGCAATTCTTGTTCTGCCGTTGGCTTTTATGTAAATGGCATACGCATAAGAGGCGGCAACCGTCGTTACGCTTTGCACACAAAAATGCGCGCCGTTTGCGGCAGTTTCCAACAACGTGTCGGCAGTTGTGCCGCCCAACGGATCCGTTGTGGCCGTAGTATTTGCGGCAGTAGCGTTTGTCTTCGTCCACGCCCCATTATCAAACTGCTCCGTATAAGTCAGCAGGTTGTACCTCGCCGCCAGCTTAGGGCGTTTTGTGCCGGTGGAGGTGGCGTGGTTGCCGGGGAGTTCGCGGACGGAGATGTTGTCAAAATATCCTTGGCTGCCGTTGGTGCCCCAAGAAGCAAAATCAGCAGTTACAACAGAGCAATAAATAGTTTGACTTGTTCCCGTCGCAACAAAAACTATGGACAACGTTTGAACGGTGTTTAGGGCTTGTTGAGCAACAGAACCAGATGTTGTAAAGCCGCTATTTTGGGTGCCAATGGTGGCCCGGTTGTTGGCGGCGTTTGTGTTAGGCGAATATGCTTGGGTTGTAATTTTATAGGTGCGCCCAACCGTTAAGCCAGTAATTGTTTGTCTGGCATAACTATTGATCGCCCCATTGGCAGTGACAAGCATGCCGCCAGATGGGAAAATAGTCGTATCTCGTACTGCGCTGGCTCCAGTATCTATTGTCCAGCCAGTCAAATTGACACCAAAATCACCATTCGTCACCAACTCCGGCCCCAGCACCAACCCCTTCGACTTATCCAGCATCAGCCCCACAAACTGCTCCACGGCAGTGACGGGCGTGGTGCCTGCGCTGTCGGTGAACAGCGTGCTGAAATCACTGGAGTCGTACCACGCTCCCTGCTCGCCGGCAGAGAACAGATCGCGTGGATCAAACGGAGCAATGCCAAACCCGGCTTGCGAACCAAGCCCGATGGGCAGGCCGTTGCGGATGGGTACGCCGAAGTAAGGCATCGCTCAAACTCACTGAATGTTGATCGGCTTGGCGTAAACCGTGCCGCCGCTGGACACTTGGATCGCGCTCACGCGCCACGGCGCACCCGTGCCACCCGGCACAGCAAACGGAATCGGCGTGTTCGGAGGAATCGGCGTGTCGGCCGTCGTGGCCGTAGCGGCGACGCCGACGCGAATGTACGCTGCCGTGGTAGACCACACCACCACGCCCTGCGGGCCTGCGGACCAGCCGGTGGTGCTGCCAGCGGTGCCGGAATACGAGGCGGTTTGGGCCGCGAACGCGGCGTCGTCAAGGGGTTTCAGCAGTTCCACAGGGTGTCCTTTCGTGCCGTCAGGCCAGGAATTTCAGCTTGTACAGGGTGCTGTAGAACAGCGCCAGAATCTCGTCGATGATGTTCTGCAGCGGGGTGCATTCCTTCTCGACCACATCGTAGCGGTCGGACATGATCGTCTGCGCCATGTCCTCAAGGAACTCCACCACGTTGTTTGTCTTCTTAGCCGACTGCAGCGCAATCGGGCCGATCAGCCCGTACTTGCCTTGGTACGCTTCGGCAAAGCTGTCCGCCAGTTCAATGATCTCGGTGTAAAACTCGTTCAGCGCCGAGTGCTTGGCGAACGAGCGCGTGTTCAGATGCACGCTGTGCGCAACGTCACGCGCCAGAAACAGGTTGCCGATGAACGCTTCG